TATTGCTGATATGAAGGATGATCGTGGGCTTAGAATCGCGGCACAAGGTAAGACGTTGGTAATTCCAACTGCTTATACTTTCACTGCGGATCGTATCCTACAGTCAACTCTTCAGAACGACACAGCTAATAATGCAATCAACGCAATTAAAAATAACGGCTACCTACCAGGTGGATCACACGTTATGCGTAGATTGACAGATTCTGATGCTTGGTTCGTGACAACTGATGTTCCAGATGGACTGAAGATGTTCCAAAGATCGCCTATGAAAAAAGGCATGGAAGGTGACTTCGAAACTGGAAATGTACGTTACAAGGTGCGTGAGCGTTACAGCTTTGGCTTCACCGACTGGCGTGGCGTTTTCGGTTCTGAGGGAGCGACCTAAATATAATAATTTGGAGGAGGGTTCGCCCTCCTTCATACCTTAACAATCACATGATGTGGTTGACATTTGCCAAGATAAGGAGATTTACATGGCTAATACAACATTTAATGGAACAGTGCGTTCCACTTCTGGTTTCTCTGACATCACTAAAGATTCAGTCGGAAACGTAACAACTAATTCAACATATTCTGAAAATGCCTCTGTCGGTGGAACTCTTGCAGTTACTGGCAATACCACTCTAACAGGAACTTTGACAGCTAAAGCACCTGTAGTTACTATTACAACTGCAACATACGCAGTGACAGCGGCACAGTCTGGGACTACTTTTATTCTTTCTAGGGCGGCAGGAATTGTAGTTACTCTTCCTGAGTTAACAGCGGCCGCTAGTGGCGAGCAGTATAGCTTTATTGTTGGCACAACATTCACAGGTGCAGGACAGATTAATACAGGTGCTACAGCCGACTTGTATTCTGGTTTTGCTATATTGTCTGATCCAGCAACTGCTGGTGACACCAACACTTTCATACCAGATCAAAGTAATGATGATACTATTGATTTGGGAGCAATAGAGCAAGGTTGGCTCTCTGGTGGTCTGATAACATTAACTGCTCAGTCAGCTACTCGTTGGCACTGCGCGGCATATTTACTTGGTGACGCTACATTAGCCACACCTTTTGAGTAATATTAATTAGGTAGGGGGAGACCCCTACCGCTTTTATAAAGGAGTAAGTAATGGCTGATATTACAACTGTAACAAAAATCAGTGAAAGCACCAGAGAGGTTACTTTTGCTTTTCAATATCAATATGTTGATGGTGGTAATGAAAGTGCCGTTTCCAAAATAGATGTCTCTGCTTTAGGTGCTAGTGCTAATGGCGATGCGTGTACAGGTCTTCGTATTTTAGAATGTTGGTGGGTTATAAACGCTATGACTGTTGAGGTTTTAGCTGACGCAGATACAGATATTATAGTTCTTCACCTTGACGAAGGTCAAAGCGGATACCAAGACTTTAATATATTCGGAGGTCTACCAAGTAGTAGTACTTACGGAGCTAACGGAACAGGCGATATTAAATTCACAACAACTGGGGCAGGCGCGGCAGGCGATGCTTATCAGATTGTTATTAGGGCATCTAAAGATTATTAATGGCAACTTCAGGAACAGTAACATATAGACCCGATGTCGAGGAAATTATAGCAGAAGCCTATGAGCGTTGCGGTATAGATCCTCAGACTAGGACAGGTGATCAGGCTTCTTCGGCAAGGAGAAGTTTGAACTTGTTATTTTCTGAATGGTCTAATCGTGGTATAAACTACTGGACAGTTACAAACGCAAGTATAACATTGGTTAAAGATCAGACCACGCCATATACTTTACCAGTTGGAACAGTAGACCTTATTGATGTTGTTGTCAGGGATAGTTCAGGAACTGATACGTCAGATCAAGCTATAGATAGAGTGTCAATTTCAGATTATAATCAACTTCCGAATAAAACAAGTTCGGGAAAACCAAGTCAATACATGATAAACAAACAATACACACCTCAAATTTACGTTTGGCAAATACCTGACGTTACAACATACAGTTTAAGTTACTGGGCAGTAAACCAATTGGAAGATGTAACAGCATCGTTTCAGGATGCGGATGTTCCATATCGGTGGTCTGATTGTATATGTGCAGGTTTAGCAAGTAAATTATCTTTAAAATATGCACCTGATAAATTTCAACTTCTTGAAGGTGTTTATCAAAAATCATTTGACCTAGCGGCTTCGGCTGATAATGATGGTGTTAGTTTAAGAATTTACCCTACAGGATTGAATTTTGGATAATGGCAAGATACGCATCAGGTAAAAAATCAAATGCGATGAGCGACATAAGTGGCTTTAAGGTTAAATATAAAAACCTTAAAACGACTTGGGATAACTTGCGTGTTGAGCCTGAAGAGTTTGACCCTAAACAGCCACAGTTAACACCTGTAAAAAATGTAATAGACGCTACAGCGTTATTTAAACCTCGACCAGATAACGATCCTGATAATGTGACTTTCTTTGTTGGGTATACTCAGGACTGGACAATAGACCCTAGAGATCTTCCTGGCATTGGAATGAATGGTATAGGTGCAGTTGGCAATGGAACATTCGCAGAAATACAAGTAAATGTTAAACCAACACCATCAGGCGTAGCAGGCACAGGTGAAATTGGAACGTATGTAGAAGAATTAACACTTACTGAGACAGGAGTGGCAGGAACAGGTGCAATTGGATCAATTGCATTCGGAGCCTTAGAAACTGGCGTAGCAGGTACAGGAGCAATCGGCACTGTATCGTTCTCATTGTCAATTACTGAGACAGGAGTAGCAGGCACAGGTGCAATCGGAGGCTTTGGCGAAACTGACGGAGCTAACTTGCAATTGTCTATAACTGAATCTGGCGTAGCAGGTACGGGCGCAATAGGAACAGAGGCAGTTAACTTACAGGGTTGGGGTAACTCAACTTGGGGTCAAGGGACATGGGGTGATTAAATGAATTACGCAACCTTAGTATCAAATATACAAAATTTTACAGAGGATGATTCCTCTGAGTTAACGGCATCTATAGATCAAATCATTAGCCAAGCTGAAGAGATGATCTTCCAAAGATTGCCAAACTTGCCATGTTTTAGGTTTACATCCTCAGCGGCAAATCTTGTCGCAGGAACTTCCCAATACACAATCGCAAGTGCAAGAATGATTAGGAATTTATCTATTACATCTAGCAATGTTGTTAGTTTTTTAGATCACAGGATAGATTCCTACCTAAGAGATTATTGGCCGAACTCGACAACTCAAGGAACGCCAATAATGTACAGTACGAGTTCAGCAGGTACAGCAGGAACTGTTATAACTCTTGCTCCAACGCCTGATGCAATTCTTGCTTACAGTGCTGAGTATATTGCTCCAGCGGCAGGCTTAACATCTAGCAACACGACAACGTGGTTAGGTGATCACGCAGAGAACCTTTTATTGGCGGCTTGCCTTTATGAAACTTCTGCTTTCCTAAAAGACGCAAATACGTTAACCTTATATAAACAGCAATTCGATGAATCAGTTCAGTTATTCCAGCAAGAGATGCTAAGAGATTACACGGCTGAATACAATGGAGGAATATAAATGGCTATTTCACAAGCAATGTGTACAAGTTTCAAAGCTGAAGTTTTAGATGAACAGCACGACCTTGTCGCGGATACAATAAAAATCGCTCTCTACACTAGTTCTGCTAGTTTAGGGGCGGCAACTACAGCATATTCAACAACAAATGAAATAACTGGAACAGGTTATACGGCTGGCGGTGTTACACTAGGCTCTAAAGTAGTAAGCACATCAGGCACTACAGCTTACTTTGATTCGGCTGATCCGAGTTGGACTTCCGCATCATTCACAGCAAATGGTGCATTGATCTACAATGACACAAACAGCGATAAGGCAATTGCCGTATTAGCTTTCGGTGGTGATTTCACTGTCGCAGGCGGTACATTTCAAATCGTTTTTCCAGCGGCAGGGACAGCGGCAATAATAAGGATCGATTAATATGGCTAGTACCTATGTAAATAACCTCAGACTTAACGAGATGGCTACTGGCGATGCGTCTGGGTCATGGGGTACAGTAACAAATACAAATTTAGAGATTATTGGTCAAGCTGTTGCTTGGGGAACACGAGCGATTGCAAATGC